GCAACCGGGATACAGAGTTAAACCTGCCCGTGATGAAAGTGAAGAAGAGTATACCAGAGTTGGTAAAGACTATGCTATGGCATTGCTTAAAAACTATGGTGGTGATCTTGAGGCTACGCTTGTTGCCTATAACTATGGACCGGGAAATGCTAACAAATGGATAGCTTCTGGTAGAAATAAAAGCGATCTTCCCAAAGAAACCAGAGATTATATTACCAAAGTTGGCAAGCAACTTGGAGGAAATAAAATGGCAACTAAAAAAGAACTTACCGATCAAAGAAAAACTTTGCAGCGTAAGGTACGTAGTGGTACTGCTACTGACGCTGATAAAAGAAAATTAAAACGTGTTCAAATTGAATTGGGTTCTAAAGGTAAGACTAGAGCTAAAGCAAAAGCTCCTGCACCTAAAGTAAAGAGACAGAAAGCTTCTCTTCAACAGCGTCTTCAACAATTATTTGAAGACTCTCTTCCAATAGATGAAGACGTTGCAGGTAGAGCTTTAGATCAAGGTGCATATGCTAAGTATTCAGAACCACAACGAGCCGCTCTTAATAAGGCACTACAAAGGCCGTCTGGAGCAACTGGTCCCCGACGAGTTGGATCAGCCGACAATCAATTACGAGGTGGTCCTTCGCTTCCCGGTAAAAACCCTACTGAAGCAGACTTTATGTATATGATAGGACAGCAACGTCCTGATCCATCAATGATGACACCTCCCATGCGCCGTGGTGTAAGTCGTTCATCAAGACCAACTGGTCCTGTTGGCCCCTTACCTTCTCCCTCAGACTTTAAAAGAAATCCACCTGTAAGAAGTAGAGATATAGATGAAGACGTTGCAGGTAGAAGAGGTTTGCCTTCTTTAGAACTTATGTCTAATCCTCCGCAAGCTGATGGCTTTGTAAGAGATGAACCCGGCGCACCTTATAGATCAAGCGGTGGTCGTGGTGATATGGCGGCACAGAATAAAGGTTATGAAACTCTTCGTGAATACTTTATTGAAGACTTGACACCTCGTAAGTCTAAAGTAATGACGCCTTTTGGTATTCTTGATTTTGATAGTACTGAAGATGCATATGGTAGTGGCGATGAAATTACAGACATGCAAATTGAAATGGGACAGAAAAAAGGTGGCCGTCTTAAAAAGAAAAAGAAACCAGCCACTCGTAAGAAGGTAGCTGCTAAAAAGAAAAAGGTTGCTGTAAAGAAAAAGCCTGTTGTACGTAAGAAAGCTGTTGCAAAGAAACCACCTATGCGTAAGAAGACTGTGGCTAAAAAACCTGCTGGTCGTAAACGTGCAGCTAAAAGAGGCTTCGGCGCAGAACTTAGAGGTAACTAATATGGTTGACTTTAAAGCTAAAATAAAAGCACAGAAAGCTAAAGATAGAAAACGTGCTGGCAAAAGATCAAAGCCTGTTTCAGGAGATAGAATGCCTTCAGCACCAAGAGCTTCTTTACCCTCTGCTAAAAAAAGCGCAAACAACAGTGCTGCAATTATGAAAAGCGTTGCTAGTCTTTTTAAAGACAAAGATAAAGATGAAATTATTTTAGATATTGGTAATGAAGATCCCGGAATAGCTGGAGTATATGATATGCCGGGAGTATATGATTTTGATCTTAACCCAATGAGTGGTTATAAAAAAGGCGGTCGTCTTAAAAAAGCTGGTAAAAGAAAACGTGCAGCACTTCGTGGGCAGCGTTCTGAACTAAGAGGATCATAACATGAGTAATAAAAAATTAAGAAAGACTGTTACTTCTGATTTAAATAAACCAGAAGAAGAAGAAAAGAAAAGTGAAAGAGATGAGCTTTTTGATAACTTAGGATCAGGCATGGGTCTTTTACCTGCTGTTGTTGGGGCGATGGGTCCAGAAGGATTAACATCTATTGGACTTGTCAAAGGACTTCTTGGAAAAAGTAAGGGTGGTAAAGTAGGTAAGAAAAAAACTACTGTTAGAAAACGTGCTGCACTTAGAGGACAACGCTCTGAACTGAGAGGATCATAATATGGCTAAAGACTATGAAGAGGATGTAAGTCTTTTTGAAGAACTTCTAAAAGAATATGAAGAAGAAGAAGATGCTGAAGAAGTAGGTGAGCCAGTTCCCGGTGATAACATCAATGTAATACGTCAACAGGTACAGAGTGGCGGCGGCGGTGGCGGCAAAGGTGGTGGTAATATTCTAGGAACTCTTGCCAGAGTAGGACTAATGGCTGCAAGTGGTGGTACTGCTGCTCCAGCAATGGCTGGTTCTACAACGGGAATAAACGCTGGCATGACCACAATGTTTGCTAAAGAAGGCGGTCAAATAAAAAAGAAGACTAAGAAAAAGAAAAGAGTTGTTCGTGGTGTAGGTGCAGCTAAACGTGGTTACGGTAAAGCCACTTATTCTAAGAAAATGTACTGAGGAGATTTGATATGGTTGCAGCGGTAAGAAAACTAATAAGTAAAGGTGGTCGTAAACGTAAGGCCAGAGGTGTTAAACCAGCATCCCCTGAACAGAAGATGGGTGCTAAAGAAGCTAAGATGAAGCTTACTGACTTTAAAAAACTTTCAGATGCTGAACAGAAAAAGTTTATTAAAGAAGCTAAAGATGCTAACAAGCCAAAGAAAAAGAAAAAGCCTGTAGTAAAACGTAGTTCCAAAGATAATAAAGAACTTCAAAGTCTTATGGCGCAGCAGAAAAAAGAAATGAAAGAAGATGCCTTGGGATCAGACATTCTTCCTAGACGACGTGCCACTGGTCCTAGAGGACAAGAAGTAGAACAAGGTCCGTTGCTTTCCAAAGTACCTACACCTAAGAAAAGAGAAATGTCTCCTGAAACATATAAACGTCAGAAGAGAACAGGACAACGCCGTAGAGGAGAGTACGCTCCTCCTGCCAGTATGGTAGGCGAAGAGATGGGCATGGGCGGCAGAGGTCGTGAGATGATGCCTACTGGTAAGGAACTTGAAGAACTAATTTCAAGTGGCTTTGAGATTAAAAAGTATGGTGGTAAAGTCCGGCGTCGTATGGGTGGACAAGTACGAGGCTACGGTAAGGCTCTTCGTGGTTACTAAAGAATTTTTAAAACAGTATAATAAATCTGTTCAAGAAGGATATGATGATTATACTTTAATAGATCATTCAGCTACTAGACCTAATAAAGAAGACTATGCAGATTTTAATGAATATATAAATAGTCTTTGTAACTATATAGGAAAAAAGTTTAGGTACACATATGGCAGTAAAGCAAAAAAGAAAACCCAGTAATATGAAGGGCATTACTATTGGTAGGGGCATGAAGCGTCCTACCAAGTCAGGTGCTGGTATGACTAAGAAGGGTGTGGCTAAATATCGTAGACAGAATCCCGGTTCTAAGTTAAAGACTGCTGTAACTGAAAAGAAACCTACAGGCAAACGTGCATCAAGACGTAAGTCATACTGTGCAAGGTCTGCTGGACAGATGAAGAAGTTTCCAAAGGCTGCTAAGAATCCTAATAGCAGACTAAGACAAGCTCGTAAAAGATGGAGATGTTAATGAAAAAAGCAGTGGATGCTCCCAAAGGATTTCACTGGATGAAGTCTGGTAGAGGATTTAAACTTATGAAAAATCCTACTGGTGGCTATGTAGCACATAAGGGTGCTTCAAAGAAAGCAAGCTTTGAAGTGCAGAAGATACATAAAAAATGATTAAACGTAAGAAAGGCGGCACAGCCACTAAACGTGACCCAAAGAAGTGGGCAGCGGCAAAGGCCAGAGCAAAGCGTAAGATGGGTGGTAAGCATTCTGCCAGAGCTATGCAGCTTGCTGTTAAGTATTACAAAGATTCTGGTGGATCATATAGCGGTAAGAAAAAGTCTACTAATAAACTTTCAAAGTGGAGCAAGCAAAAATGGAAAACCAAGTCGGGAAAACCATCTGGCAAAACGGGAGAAAGATATTTACCGGAGAAAGCAATCAAGTCCCTGTCGTCAAAGGAATATGCAGCGACCACCAGAGCAAAGAGAAAAGGGACTGCTGCCGGGAAGCAGTTCGTGAAGCAGCCCAAAAAGATAGCAGCTAAAACAAAAAGGTTTAGAACATAATGGCAGTCTCAGGAACATATGACTTTAACCTTGACATAGACGAGGTTATACAAGAAGCGATGGAGATGATCGGGGGTGAAGATACTCTTGGTCACGAACCTGCTTCTGCACGTCGATCTATAAATTTAATGTTGCGAGATTGGCAAAACCGTGGTATACTATTATGGACTACAAGTGTATCATCTTTTACTGTGACTGCAAGTACTACTTCTTATGATCTATCTTCTTCTACTATAGATGCTCTTGAAGTTGTTCTTAATAGAGATAATACTGATATTAAATTAGAACGTATAACACCTGAAGAGTTTTTGCTTATTCCTAATAAAACACAAACTGGAAGATCATCTCAGTATTCTATCAGAAGAGGCAGGGACAATCCTGTCATGTCTGTCTGGCCTATTCCTGAGAACTCCACAGATGTTTTAAAGGTTGAAGTATTCAGTGAGCTTACAGATGTAAATAAATCAGCAGAACAAAATGCTGATGTTCCTAAAAGATTTTTACCATGTCTTACTGCTGGATTATCTTATTATATGTCAATGAAACGATTTGGTGTAGATGCTGGTCGTATACAAATGTTGAAGGCAAATTATGAAGAGTGTCTTGCCAGAGCAATGCAGGAAGACAGAGAAAGAGCTTCGATGCGTGTTGTACCAAGACTAAGGTATATCTAATGGCAAGTACTAAGAACGCACTTGCTATGTGTGATGTATGTGGGTTTGTATATCCACATCGTAATATGAGAATGAACAGTTATGGGATGCTGGTATGTCCCGAAGACTTTGAAGGACAGTTTGATTTGAAGAACCATCCTCAAAATCATGTGCCTGATGTAAGGGATAATCCAGCTATTCTTAATCCTCGTCCCGATACAGGTGGGCGTAATCTTACGTGGAGTCAGGCTAGTACCGCATGGGGATCAACAGATAAGTATTGGAATCTAATATGAGCGATTTAACAAGTCAACTAATATCAAATACATATAAGCAGATTATACTTGTTAGTTCTTCAACTAGCAATACTGGTGTAGACACTTCCCTGAAAGCAGTGCAGACAGGTGATGGTGTTAATACTGCTCTAAAGCTTGCTACTAATGCAGTTCAAATTACTGGTGCTTTAGGTGTTGGGGGTGCTGTATCTTTAGATAACAGTCTTCATGTAGATGACAAAGTATGTGCAAGTTCTTTTTATGGCGATGGCTCAAATCTTAGTGGTGTAACTGCAACGATTGGTGGTAATATATCAGTAAGCAATGCTACAGTAGGTGGTAATCTTTATGTAGGTGGTACTGCCACAGTTGCTGGTGCGGCACACCTACAGTCAAGTCTGTCCGTTGCAGGGGCTGCACAGTTTGCCAGTACTGTTACTATGGTTGGTGCAGCACAGTTCCAAAGCACTGTAACTGCTGTTGGTGCAGCTACTTTTAAATCTACAGTTACAGTAGAAAATGCAGCAGCCCTAAAAAATAATGTATCAGTTGGTGGTACATTTAATGTAGCTGGTGCTGCCGGATTTACTTCCAAGTCTGACTTTAGTAATGATGTATCAGTTAGCGGTCGCCTTGATGTGAGAACATCAGCTTGTATTGGTGGAGTGCTTAATGTTGAGGGTGTAGCTAACTTTGCAACTAATGTATCAGTAAGTGGTAATTTAAATGTTGTTGGCAATGTAACTGCTGCGTCTTACTATGGTGATGGTTCTAATCTTACAGGTATAACCGCAGAGATAGGTGGAAGTATTTCTGTTGGCAATGTTTACGCTGGAGGTACACTTAGTGTTGTAGGAGCAGCAAACTTCCTGAGTACAGTTACTATTGCTGGTACAAATGTACAGGCTGTTAATGCAAGAGTTTGCGCCAGTGCTTACTATGGTGATGGTTCTAATATTACAGGCATAACCGCTGATGTAGAGGGAAATATTTCTGTTAGTAATCTTCTGGCTGGAGGTACGCTCAGAGTTGTAGGAGCAACCTCCCTTGAAGGTGCAGTTGATCTTAACAGTACACTTACCGTTGCAGGTGCAGTATCACTTGCATCAACACTATCAGTAGGTGGAGCAGCAAACTTTGCCAGCACTGTAACAGTAGTAGGCGCAGCACACCTACAAAGCACAGCTTCAATATCTGGTAATACTGTAGTTGGCGGCACACTCAGAGTTGCTGGAGCAACATCACTGGAGGGTGCCGTTGATCTTAATAGTACGCTTACCGTTGCAGGTGCAGTGTCAATTGCTTCTACTTTATCAGTAGGGGGAGCAGCAAACTTTCTTAGCTCTGTAACTATTGCTGGCACAAATTTACAAGCAACTAATGCAAAAGTATGTGCAAGTGCATACTATGGAGATGGCTCAAACCTCACTGGAATTATTACATCAGTAGAAGGTAACGTATCTGTAACTAATCTTTTGGTTGGTGGTACTGTCACGGTTGTTGGTACGGGTACTTTTAAAGATAGTGTTTCTGTCTCTGGCAATATAAATGTTGGAGGTACTGTTACAGTTGCTGGAGCAGTATCACTAGCCTCTTCACTATCTGTTGGAGGCGCAGCAAACTTTGCCAGTACAGTTACAGTAGAAGGCGCTGCTCATTTACAAAGTACAGTATCTATTGGGGGCGCAGCAACATTTGCATCTACAGTTACAGTAGTTGGTGCTGCTCATCTCCAAAGTACAGCTTCAATAGCAGGTAATACTGTACTTGGTGGTACTTTACGAGTTGCTGGAGCAACGTCACTAGAGGGTGCAGTTGATCTCAACAGTACGCTTACTGTAGCTGGCGCAGTATCACTTGCTTCTACTCTTAGTGTTGGGGGTGCTGCAAACTTCTTGAGTACAGTTACTATTGCTGGAACAAATGTGCAAGCTGTTAATGCAAGAGTATGTGCTTCTTCTTACTATGGAGATGGGTCTAATCTTACAGGTGTAACGACATCTATTGAAGGAGATATTTCTGTTAACAATGTTTTAGCAGGGGGTACGCTCAGAGTTGTGGGAGCAACGTCACTGGAGGGTGCGGTTGATCTTAACAGTACACTTAGTGTGGCAGGTGCAACACATCTTCAAAGTACAGTCTCAGTAAATGGTGCAGCAGTATTTGGAAGTACCGTAACAGTAGTTGGCGCTGTACACCTTCAAAGCACAGTATCAGTAAATGGAGCAGCAACACTATCTACTATTGAATTAGGTGCTGCATCAGATACTACTCTTAGCAGAGCAAGTGCTGGTGATGTAAATATTGAAGGCAATATTATTTATCGTGCTGGAGGTACAGATGTTCCGATAGCAGATGGTGGTACTGGTTCTTCAACTGCTAGTGAAGCCAGAACTGCTTTAAATGTTGACGTAGCTGGAACTGATAACTCAACAAATGTAACGCTGGCTGGAACACCTGATTATATTACTATTAGTGGACAGACCATTACCCGTAATCAAATAGACTTAACTACTGATGTTACTGGGAATCTTCCTGTTAGTAATTTAAATGCAGGAACAGGAGCTTCAAGTTCTTCTTTTTGGAGAGGTGATGGTGTCTGGGCCACTCCTAGTGGTTCTGGTGATGTGGTTGGACCGAGTTCTTCTACTGACAATGCCATTGCTCGTTTCGATGCTACGACCGGGAAACTTCTCCAGAACAGTACAGTAACTCTTTCTGATGCAGGTGTAGTTTCAACAGGAACCAACGCAAACTTGGAGCTAGACCCTAATGGTTCTGGAAAAGTTGTATTCAAAGGAAATGCAACAAAGGGGGCTGGTCAGTTTGTATTAAACTGTGAACAAAATTCGCACGGCATTGTAATAAAAGGTCCGCCCCATAGTGCGGCTGCGAGCTACACACTAACGCTGCCAAACGATGATGGTAATGCAAATCAGGTTCTTAAAACTGACGGCAGCGGTACGCTTTCTTGGGTAGACCAAAGTAGTGTAACGCTTGCTGGATCGTTAAATTATCTGACCATAAGCGGTCAAACAATAACACAAAATGCTATCGATCTTTCGACTGACACAACAGGAACGCTGGCTATCGCTAGTGGTGGTACAGGTGCAACGTCAGCAAGCGCAGCCAGAACAGCACTGAGTGCAGCGGCATCAGGTGCTAACTCTGACATAACATCACTGACGGGACTAACAACTGATCTAACAGTTGCACAGGGTGGTACTGGTGCAGGTACATTTACTGCAAACGGTGTTTTAGTAGGCAACGGAACAGGTGCTGTAACGGCCACTGCTGTAGGCACAAGTGGACAGGTACTAACGTCAAATGGTTCTGGTTCTGCGCCTACGTTCCAAACTGCCAGTAGTGGCGGTGCTACTGATATTGATGGCTTGAGTGATGCTATAACTAATTCATCTGGAAGGACAATTGGTCTTGGCACAGGTGCATTAGCTAATGATTCTGCCAGCAACAATGACAACACGGCACTTGGTTACAATGCTCTTAATAACGCAACTTCTTCTGATAATGTTGCAGTAGGTAAGAGTGCATTTGAAAATTTAACAAGTGGTGGGCAAAATATCGGTGTAGGTAATGTAGCTGGATATAACATCAACGGCGACTTTAATGTTTTTGTCGGTAAATGGTCAGGCATAGGTGCAAGTGGTACAAACACTTCGTCAGGTAATATAGGCATAGGTTATCAAGCACTTAGAGATATAAGTTCCAGTAATTATAGTGTAGCAATAGGTTATAATGCGGCTGAAAATATAACATCAGGCGGTTCATCTGTTGCTATTGGTCAATCTGCTCTTGATCTTGCCACTACTGGTACAACTAATGTAGCAATAGGTACGAATGCTGGTGACAATATTACAACAGGCAGCAATAATATCGCAATCGGTAACGACGCTGATGCTTCTTCAGCCACAGTCTCTAATGAAATTACACTTGGCAATACAAATATTACTAAGTTCAGAGTACCCGGTATTAACTTCATCATCAAAGATTCAACAGCAACAGACAACTATGTTCTTACCGTAGATGCCAACGGTGAAGCCGGATGGGAAGCTGGTGGTGCTACTAACATCAATGGGCTAAGTGATGGTGTAACCAATTCATCTGGACAGACAGTTGGTCTTGGTACAAATGCATTATCCAGCGACGATGGCACCACTAATCTAAATACTGCTCTTGGTTATAATGCTCTTGAAGATAATACATCAGGGGATAGCAATACAGCAGTCGGCCATTCTAGTTTATCTAATACTACTACAGGGGCTAATAATACAGCCTTTGGCAGGTTAGCCTCTTCTAACACGACTACTGGGAACAGCAATACTGCTCTCGGTTATTACTGCGGTACGGCCAATGCAACCGGGACCGGCCATGTTTTTGTCGGCATGTTCGCAGGTAAGAACGTAACTGGTGGTGTCAATAATATTTGCATTGGCTATGATTCTGAAGCCAGTGGTGCCACAGTATCGAACGAGTTTACATTAGGTAGTTACGCAATAACAACTCTGCGTTGCGCAGTACAGACCATCTCTAGTCTATCAGATCGTCGTGACAAGAAAGACATTGAAGAACTGCCGCTTGGCATTGACTTTATCAACACGCTGAAGCCCGTTAAGTTCACTTGGAATATGCGTGATGGTGCAAAGGTCGGTCAGCAAGAAGCTGGATTTATCGCACAGGACTTGGATGAGGCACAGATCGATGCCGGTGCTGAAGACTATCTGAGCCTCGTGCTGAAAAACAACCCCGAAAAACTAGAAGCCAGTTATGGCAAACTTGTACCCATCTTAGTCAAGGCAGTACAGGAATTGTCGGCTGAAGTTGCAACACTTAAAAAGGAAATCGAAAATGGAAAATGAAATCACTGCTGAAAAAATTGCACAGCACTATAGCGCAGCAATGGATTCAGTTAACCTGATTAACGCAGTCATCGCTGATCCTACTGCGTATGCTAACGACGAAACAGTGCTTCAGCGCAACGTAGATCATCTGAAGATTATGGTGGCAAAGGATTACTGGACTGACGAAGATATGACTCCGTTTAATGACGCTATTGCTGTAGACACAACTGAGTTTGATAATCAGTTTAATTAAATGTATTATTATATTTCAATAATTATAGTAGCAATTTTGCCTACAGGTGAACCTATTAAAGAGCATTCTGTAACAGGACCATTTCCTGATATAATAAACTGCACGAACTATGCAAATGTTATTAATCAAATAACAATAGAAGCAAACACACAAATTTTACAATCAGAGTGTAAAGAAAAAGTTAAAAGAAAGGCAGTATAATGGCAAGCACATATACAACAAATCTTCGCCTGACAAAACAAGGAGATGGGGAGAACCCAAACAGTTGGGGTGCTATTCTTAATGATGGCGTTATCAGTCTTGTTGATGATGCCATTGCAGGGTACACTACTGTATCTCTTGGCAGTGCTGCAACTGTAACTTTAACTAATGTTCAGGGTGCTGGTGATCAGGCTCGTTCTGCAATTCTTGAATTTAAAGGAAGTGTTGGTGACACTCACGATGATATTGTTGTCCTTGTTCCTAACAATTCTAAATCTTATATAGTTAGAAATTCTGTATCATATAATGATAGTACAGATTCAGTAGTATTAAAAGTAGCTGGTCATACTGGAGTTACTGTTAATCCTGCAGAAACTGCTTTATATGTAACTAATGGTACAACAGTGTATCCTGTAAAAAGTAATACCTTTACAAATCTTACTGCCACAAGTATTACCGCAACTGTTCTTACCGCAACAAGTATTACCACATCTATTCTAGATGCTTCTTCTATTACACTTACAGGAAATGTAACTGCTGCTAATGCTATAATCAGTGATAAGGTTTGTGCGTCTGCTTACTTTGGTAGCGGTGCTAATCTAACTGGAATTGTTGCTGTACCTTCAGGTGCTGTTTTTCCTTTTGCTGGAGGTTCTGCACCTTCTGGTTTTATTCTTTGCTTTGGTCAAGCTATTAGTCGTAGTACCTATAGTGATTTGTTTACAGCCATTGGAACAACATATGGTACAGGTGATGGCTCTTCTACTTTTAATCTTCCTGATCTTCGTGGCCGTGCTGTTGCTGGTCAAGATGATATGGGTGGTTCCAGTGCTAATCGTCTAACAGGCCAAACTGGTGGTGTTGATGGTGATACTTTGGGTGGCACTGGTGGTGAAGAAACCGTAACTCTTCTTAATGCAAATATGCCAAGTGGAGTTGGAATTGACAGTAATCTTCTTCTTGATAAATCTACTGTTGATAATGCAGCTAATTCTCTATTACCTGCTAGTTCATATCCTTCTTTTCCTAAAGTAGCTACTGTTAGTGCCTCTGATACTACAGTATTTGATTCTTCTGGTAGTGGTACTGCTGCTAATAATGTTCAACCAACGCTTATTCTTAACTATATTATTAAGACTTAGTAAGGTTAACTTAAATGACAGAGCTTAAAAAGTTTGATTTTAAACAAGGCTTTAATAGAGAAACAACCCAGTATGCTGAAGAGGGTAGTTGGTTTGATGGTGATCGTGTACGTTTTCGTGCAGGTCGTCCTGAAAATTTAAGAGGTTATCAGACCAGAGCTTTGGCTGCTACTTTTGATGGTTCTGCCAGAGACTTAATTACATGGTCAGATAGTTCTGGAACAAGTAGAATTGTTTTTGGTACGCCTGATAAACTTTATGAACAAGATGGCGATCAGTTATATGACATTACTCCTATTGTTACTGCTGTTACACTGACAAACTGCTTTGGAACTTCTTTGGGCAGCACAAGGGTTTGTTGCTCAGATGCGGGACATAGCCAGCAAACTGGTAACTATGTTCTCTTTACTTCTTCCGCAGCTTTTAATGCCGTAAGTTTACAAGGAAATGTTTATCCTATAACATCAGTGGCAAGTGCTAATGTATTTACTATTAGTGTAAGCAGTGCTGCTGATGCAACTGGCAGTGATGTAGGATCAGCAACATTTCAATATTATTTACCTACAGGTTTTTCTGTTGTAGCTGCTGGTTTTGGTTATGGTGCTGCTCTTTATCAAGCTACTGTTTGTGCTTCAAATACTAGAGCATGGAATGAAGCAGCATCATCGGGAGTACCTTTTAGTGTAACACAGTGGAGCTTAGATAATTGGGGAGAAGATATTGTAGCTAATCGTAGTGGAAGTAATATATTTTATTGGGATGTTAATGCTTCTACAATACCGGGTCAAGTACATGCTGCTTCTATAACAACTTCTCCTATTAGTGTAAACTCTATTCTTGTTTCTCCAAATGATAGACATCTTATTGCTTTTGGAACTAATGAATTTGCTGTTGATGCCACAGTAAGTGGTACATTTAATCCTATGTTAGTCAGATGGTCTGATCAAGATGATAAAAGTAATTGGGTTCCTGCTGCTGATACAACGGCTGGTGAAGTTGTACTGACTGATGGTACTGAAATTATAGGTGCAAAGCGTTCAAAGAATGCTATTAATATTTGGACAGATAATTCTTTATGGACTATGGCTTTTGTTGGACCACCCTTTACATTTAGATTTACACAGGCTGGTAGTAACTGTGGTATGGTTGGACCTCATGCTGGTATTGATTTTAATGGTGTGACATACTGGATGGGCTTTGGTAACTTCTATAGATTTAGTGGGCAAGTAGAAACTTTACCCTGCACAGTTCGTAGATTTATCTTTGATGATATTAATCAAAACTACTATACCAAAGTATATGCAGGAACCAACTCAGAGTTTAACGAAATTATTTGGCTATATCCTTCAGGCGATGGAACGGAGTGTGATAAATATGTTATCTACAATCCTGTTGATAATTATTGGGTATACGGTACTATGTTTTTTACTACTTTTGCTGATAAAGAAGTATTTGGAAATACCATCACAACAGGCGTTACGGCGGCAGGTAATAATATTTATAACAATGAGCCTGTCTCTGTATTTGTTGGTGCTAATAATGAAACACTAAGTTCATTTGTTGAGTCTGCTGATTTTGATATTGCAGATGGTAATGCCATCATGTTTATGAACAGAGTTATTCCTGATTATGAAATGGTAAATGGTGGTAAAATTAAAATGAAAATTACCACTCAACAGTTTCCAGAAGCTTCTGAGGAAGTTACAAAAGAATTTGATATTACAAATGCAACACAAAAGGTTGACTTCAGAAGTAGAGGAAGGCAAGCTAAAGTTAGGGTGTCTTGTGATTCCAATGGTACAAGTTGGAGATGGGGATCACTTCGACTTGCACTACAGGGAGATGGTAGAAGATAATGGCAAGATACCCTACTTTACCTTTTGTTATTAATAGTGATAGTATAGAAGATGCTTATAGCACAATAAGAAATTGGGCATCTGTTTTGGTTAATGATCTGGATACAAGAGATACTCAAACAGAAACAAAACCATCTACTAATATATATACTGTTACTACAGTTACAGAAATAGGACGACCCAAGAAAGGCGATATAGCTTACTCAGTAAGTTCTGGTAAATTTAAAGGCTATGTAAGTCTTGGAGCAGAAACATCATGGCAGGATTTAAATTAATGAACTCAATTAGCGATCATATGAAAATGATACAAAATAGTACTCTGTTAAAGAACTATAATACTGGTCAAGCTCTTGATCCTTCTAGATTTAGAATAGACCAAGCACAAGAACAATTTGGCAAAATGAATAAAATAGGGTATAATAGTAGTAACTTTATTGCAGAGCAGACAGGACCGCAATCTAACTATGGGAAGTTAAAATAATGGCATTAAGAGAAATGATGGAAATGAAAGAAACAATGGGTGGTCAAGGAATGCCTGAGAGCCTTGATACTATGGCTGCTGTACGTAGTGGTGGTATGCCTCCACCTCCTCCGCAAGCACAGGGAATGATGCCTCCTGCCCCCTCTCCTGCAATGGCTCCTCAAGCAATGCCACAATCAGCACCAGCAATGGGTGGTCCTGCCATGCCTCCTTCTGGTCTTGCTGGTATAGCTCCTCCTATGGCTCCTCAAGCTGAAACTGATCCTCTTAAAATTATGGGAGGGATTGCTCTTGCCACCCTAATGGAACGTGGTGAGAAAAAGAATATGTTTGAAAGTTTTATCAAAGCAGCAGAGGATAGAGGGATGTCTCTTCCATCTGCTGATAGTGGCCTGATGAGGCTTGCTGCTGAAGGCGGTCCTGTACTTTATCGTAGAGACTCTGGTCCATTAAATACTACCTCTACCAGAGATGAAATATTAAAACAAATGCAAGACCTTGCAGTAAAATATGAAATTGCAGGATCAGAATATGTTCGTGCTGGCATACCTAATATGATAAGTTTTCAATTAGGACAACCAATTAACTTTGGAAACAATCCTCGTTTTGGTTATGGCGACTATATGGAAGATATGTATGTTCGGGGAGAGGGGCCGGGAGGGTATCAGCCCAGAGTTGGTAATAAATCAGCTTTTGAATCTCAATATAATGCTTTGCTTGATCAGTTACAGGGTGCTACTAATAGACCAGCCGAAGCTGCTAAACCTAGAGAATTTGTTGGTATTGATGATGGAAGGTATGGAGGTTTAAATGATCCTAACCTACCATCATTTGATGCTGCACAACAAAGAAATCAATATAGATTAGCTACTGGTTTCTTTGAACAACCACCGGGTCCAACTGTTAATACAGAAAGACTTTTGACACAGGCATATGGTGAAGGTAGTCCTATTCTTTCAGAAATTATGCAGGGATTGCAGCCCAGACGTAATCCTAATGATGCTGAAACTGCACGGTTAGCTTATGCTAATCTGCCAGATGTTCAGCTACCTCCTGAAGTTGAAGCCAAAAGTGGTGGTGGTCTTTATGAACTAGCTGCTGGTGGTGAGTTTGCTGGCAGAGTTCCCGGTGATGGTGGTGGTATGCAGGACAATGTATACATGCCTATCAAAGAAGGCGAAGAGCAAGTTGCTACTCTGGCTGTTAGTCCTACAGAATATGTTGTTGATAGTCATACAATGGCTGCACTTGGTAATGGTAATCCTGATAAGGGTGCTGACTACATGGATGCTGTTGTTAAAGGTATACGACAAGAAGCTTATGGGACTGATGAACAGCCTAATGAAATTAATGGTTTGCAAACTCTTGTATCAATGATGGGTTAATGAAGTTTATAAAAATACAACCACAATCAATAGAATTAATTTGGCCTCTGGTTAAAGACTTAGTTCAAAAACCAATAGATTTTAATCTTGGTGAGTTTAATTTAGAAGATGTATATAACTGGTTAACAAATGGATATATGCATTTATGGATTATAGGCAATGAAGAAGAGATATTAGTAGCAGTGGTTACAGAGTTTGTTACTTATCCAAGAGAAACTAGACTACGAATAGTTCTTGCCGGTGGTAAGAAAAATAATATGAATAGATGGTTTGATATTTTTTGGGATAAAGATTCTGAGATACATAAGTTTGCTAAGAAAAATAATGTAAAAAGATTTGAAGTGTGCGGTAGAGATGGTTGGCTCAGAGTTCTTGCAAAGGTTGGCTTTAAAAAGTTCTGCACTGTTTTAACAAGGGAAGTGGAAATATGACTGTGAAACAAAATATTAAAATGTTTTTAGATGACTTATCTGTAAAGGATAAGATTGAAGTTCTTAAAGAACTTTATAAAGACATTGCAGAACTTGGTGTTGAGGGAGATACTGAGCTTGCTCATATTAATACCTTTGAGGCTAATCTTCTTAGAAAGTGTGGTGGCTCTGGTACACTTAATCCTAACACAGGTCTTCCTCAGTACAGTAAAGGTGGCGGTGGTACTCCGCAAGCTACCTTCCAGAACACTAATCAGTTCTCCAGAATACCTGATGAAGTAGCTCCCTTTGCTTCTGATGTTTTGACAGAGGCTCAAGATTATTATCGCATGATAATGAATCAGGGGTACGATCCTTATACTGGTGCTGTAACTGCTCCTCAGACAGAAGAGCAAACAGAAGCACAGGCTGGCCTTGCTGCACTTGGCAGGGCAGGACAGGGAACTACTCTTCAACAGGAAGCTCTTGACCTACAGCGTCAGCAGGGAGAGAAGTTTACTCCTGAAGTAGCACAGGAATATATGTCTCCGTATCAGAGAGCAGTCACTGATATAGAAAAGAGAAAAGCTGTTGAAGACTTTGAACGTAATATTATGCCACAGTTTGAAGCACAGGCTGTACAGGCTGGTGGTATGTCTGGTCTTGGTTCACGGGCTGGTGTACAGGCTGGTATTCTTGGAGAAGGTTTGCAGACAAGGCTTGGAGATATTGAAGCTAAAGGATTGCAGTCAGCATTTCTTAATGCTCAACAGCAGTTTCAGAATCAAAAGGCAAGAGAAGCAGGACAGGCAAGTCAGACTGCTGCACTTGGCCCTGCCATGTTTAGTCAAGGTCTTGCTCAACAGGGTGCCTTGCAAACTGTTGGTGAGCAGAAGCAGAACCTTGCTCAGAAAGCTTTGGATGAACAATACTTTAAGTTTTTGGAACAGAAAGCATTTCCTGAAGAACAGCTTGCTAAGTATTCTGGGTTTGTCTATGGTAATCCCCTCTTGTCGCAGCGTGACGTAACCAGCACGGCACAGTCTGGTCGTAACTTTAATGCACCTAGCAGTGGCGCACAGTTGCTTGGTACTGGTCTTGCTGCTGCTAATACATTCCGTCAGATTGCACCTCAAACTTTTGGTTCCTTTACCGGTAATGTATTTGGTAAAACTGGCGGTGGTTTGTCTGATATTATTGAAAGGAAAAAGGGTAGTGCTGTAGTTGATTTTATAGAAGCTCCTGAAAGACGACAAGACCCTGTAGGATTATATCCCGGTCTAAGAATAAGAGGACAAACTCCTCCAGAAGAACTCAGAAGAGAAGCCGCTAGATTACAGATGATTTCTGATAGAACTAATTTAGAACAAAACCAATTAGATGAAAATCGTCAGCTACAGGCTGCAATTAGAAAAGGTTATGTTAATGATGATTATGATCCTACAGGACTAGGAGGAACTGGTCCTGCTCCAGAAGGTTATATGACAGAACCTATGCCATCTGTTGCTCTTCCTGCTAATGCAGAAGAACTAGCTACACTAGCAAAAAGAACTTCTAGAGAAGGTTCTTATAATAGGTTTGGAGATAGAAATCAACTTACTCAAGATCAGATTGATGCAAGAATGCGGCCTGATATGTATGACCCTAATGTTGTAAGAAGACGGGCCGAAGAAAGAGAACGTAGAAGAGAAGGCTTCTATGGTAAGTCTGAGAAAGAAAGAAGAGCTTTTAATAAGAGCATAGATCGGAAGAGCACACGTCTGAACTCCAGTCACCCGTCCCGATCTCGTATGCCGTCTTCTGCTTGAAAAAAAAAAAACAGTTGATCGGAATCACTGGGCGTAAAGCGCTCGTAGGCTGTTTCGTAAGTCGTGTGTGAAAGGCACGGGCACAACGCGCGGACGCTGCCGTATACTGTGAGACCAGAGGAAG